TTTTTGTTACCTCCAGTTATCGGTTTAAAGAGAAACTTGTCGTTGATTAAGGTTACGATTACATACCTGGCGTACGTCCATAGACTGTACAAGGGGGGGTCTATGCGCTTTGTGATTGTCTATCTCAAAGCGTGTCACACCCTCTTGCAGCAGTATCTGGGCGGCCAGCGACTTTCCGACACGGGACCCTTCGGGGCCCGTGTCAGCCGGACCCGTGGTGGTTTACCACGGGTTATTCCTGTACTCCATCGTAAGCGGATCCAGAGTGGTGATTTGCTAATAATTCGTTATTGGTTATCGCTTTTCTGTTTGTATCGTATTCTCGATATGAAAGGGAAGCTGAACCTCCGGACTATCGTTGAACCCTCGACAGCCAATCCTAAGGTGGTTGCGGACTTTTCGGAGTTCGTACCCATCTTTTGGAAAGGTTTAAAGGTGTTCCTCGGTCGGACGGTGGTTCCTATTGTGGAGAAGGTTGCGAAGGGGGGACCTATTCCGATTCTATCTTTGCTAGAAGCGAAGCCAGAGTTGTTGAGTAAGTCTGCTCCAGTTGTTTCTGATGCGGCGTTGGAAGCCAAGATGGCTTCCACGTCGCCTCAATCTATATTATTGACGTCCAGAGTGTGGATGGCTATCCTTAAAACCACGGAACTTGGAAAGGCTTTCAAGTTATGGTGTACGGATACCAACAATCTTTGGTTGTTGAGAAATATGGATTCCTGGTCCCGTGGGGCCCTCGATCCTCGAAGTGTAAACATCGGGGTAGAGCGTCGCACGGGTAAGGTGGTGGACGTTTCGGATCGGTTAATCGCGAAGATGTTCGCGGCAGCCAAGAAGAAATGGCCAGTTAAGTTACTTAACGTAGCTTATCGCCAGATATTAGGAAAACTGGGGACAAAAGTGGAACCGGCAGGGAAGGTACGAGTCTTCGCTATGGTGGACCCGTTTACTCAGTGGTTACTTCGTCCTCTACACGAGGCCCTGTTCGCACTGTTTAGACAGATCCGCCAGGACGGTACTCACAACCAGGTTAAACCGCTGGTTGCGTTGATTAAGGAGCGCGATGTTCTTATTAGGGAGAATAGACGTCCCGGTTCCCGACCTACGGGTTGGGTCCGACTGGGGCTGAATGTACCGAAGAAGGCGTAT